GATTGGTGTTTCAAGACAATCTAATCTAGGCGCAATCGCAGTTATTTCATTTACATACTTATTAGCAAATTCATTATAACAGTTATTACTACAAAACTTGGAATAGAAACTATTTCTATTCCAATTATTAATTTGTACTTTACGAGTTCTTAAAACCTTTTGACCTTTAACACCTCGCACCCTGTCCAATGTTTTATTAGTATGACAACTCGGTCCATGGCACCAATTAAAATCAGTCATTAAGCTACCTCTGCAGTTATCATAACTTGACCTACTGCGCACCTATAACCCTGTTGGTCAAGATCATAATAAGTCATGTATCTAATTTTATTAGATATCTTATCTCGTACAATTCTGCATTTAGCCGTCCACTGTGCACGTCTAGTTATTGATCTAGTTTTTTTATTATCTTTTAGTTTTTTTCGCTCAACTCCATTGTGAGTCATTGGTCTATAAGTAATTATAAACTTACTGCCAACATCTAATGTATCGTCTATTAACATAATTATCCTTTCTTTTGTTATGGGATATTCTAACATAGAATATCCCATAGTGTCAACCCTTAATTAACACTTTGTTGTTGTTGCATTAATGCTTTCGCAATAGCAATTTTTTCATCTCTAGTTTGTTCAACCTTATCTTCTAAAAGACTTGCCAAGTTTTCTGGACTATAAATGGAAAGCGCCATACTACTACTTTCATTCAACACACTTTCATTTAAAGGAATTCCAAGTTTATCTGCAAGTGATTTAGCTTGGTCGAAATATTTATAAGACTTTAAACCAAGTCTTAATTTACTCATTTTATTATCAACGTAATTATATAATTGTTGATGAGTAAGTTTTACATTTTCAACCGATTGATTATACATTTGAAATACTTTTATCGTATCTTCATCAACTTTAAATTGACGAGAATGACAGTAAGAAGTTCCAATGACATCTAGTTTGAAATCATTTTCCCACTCGTCTTTATGATAGACTGCATTTCCTGTATCATCATTTCTACGACCATAACCCAAAAAGTTTTCAACTTTACTTTCCATGTCATAATAGCTTGGGTTTCGTTTTGAATAGTCATCATTGATTTTAAGTTTATAATCTGCGTCAAGACCTTTTGCATTAATCTCGTCCCTATAATAAGACCTTGCAAAATCTCTATCATCTAAATCAAACTTAACGTGTTCCTCGTTTTGACTTTCATACTCTCGTCCCTCGTCATCAACTTTCATAATTGGTTGAGTAAAATAAAAACAATTATCCTCATACAACTCGCCACCTGCTGAATTGTATTTTGCTCTCATACTTCTAATTGTTTCAATATCTTCCATGGGTTGATGTGCTCTTACAACTTTTTCTGCAAGTGATTTTGTAATTGACCTTGCATGGTTGTAGTTTTCTATTGCTTTTAGATGTGCCTGTCTTTTTGGGTTATCTTCACTTTCCCAATGACCTTTAAAAACATCTGCAATAGTTTTTCTTTTTTCTGCGTTTAGTGTTAGTCTTTTTGACATATTTATCCTTTCTTTAGTTATGGGAATTTCTACCAGAAAAAATAAAAACTGTCAAATCTTTTTTTATTTATTTTTAGGGAGGGTGGGCCCGGAGCTCACAAGCATAGGTTGAATAAAAATTAATTATTTATTTGACAGTATGGGATATTATGTTATAAGTAATTTAGTTAAAGAAAGGATAATTATGAGCAATGAAATAATAGTCAAATTAGAAGAGGGACTTTATGAAGAGTACCTTGAAGATCTTCAAAAAAAATATTATGGAGGAATTAACAAAGTTTTAGGTGAACCTTGGTTCCATAAATCAGATGAAGAGATGGAAGCAGAAGCAGAAAAAAAAGTTCAGGAATTTATGGATCGCAATTCATAAATAAAAGATCAACCCAGTGTCACACCGCCTACTGCAGGCCGTCTTCACTGGGTGCTGATCCCTGGTCTAGTGTAATGTTGGGAGCTGCTCCCGTAAACATAGCTGGACCTGGGATCAGGTTGAGTCAGTACTTTACGAAAGCGAACTGGCCTGGTCATTATCCAATCTAACCGAAGCGCGAGCGCAAGCTCGCGAGCCGGGGGGAGGGTGGGCCCTAGGGTCACAAGCATGCATTGTCAATAAAAAAATAAAAGTTGACAAGCAAGCGGAATTATTTAGTATGGGATTTTATGAGAAGATTAAGAAGCAAACACAATAACTTATTAAATTATTTTTTATATAATGACAGCGAGCTGTCACCAGCATATGTTGCAAAATGTAAAAAGTTTTTTAAAGAAATAGAAAGAAAAAATGAAAACAACAGAAGCAAAACAAATAACGGGCAGCCTATCAAAGCCGTCTAAAATGCCGGGCCACGCTTATGGTTTACCAGCCAAAGAATGCAAGACCGGCAAAAAATTACAGCAAGTGAAGGGCAGCACCTGCTACGACTGCTATGCATTAAAAGGCTGTTATGTCTTCGCGGTAGTTCAGGCAGCTCAATATAAAAGACTGGAGGCCATCCGCCACCCGTTATGGGTCCAGGCCATGGCAACACAAATCAATTCTAAAAAAACAAAATATTTTAGATGGCATGACAGCGGAGACGTTCAGGACGTCGAGCACTTAATGAAAATTTTTGAAGTGTGCAGGCTGTCACCTGACGTGCAGCACTGGATGCCAACGCGCGAAGCGTGGACCAAAGAATATATTGACCAGGCGCCAGCGAATTTAGTTGTTAGATTTTCAATGCCAATGATTGGGCAGCCGGCCGCGAACAGCTGGGCCAATTGCTCGACCGTTGTAAAAGATTCGAAGCTGGCCACGTGTCCCGCTCCAAAGCAAGACAATGAGTGTAAAGACTGCCGGGCGTGCTGGTCCAAGGATGTGCACAACGTTGCATATTTAGCTCACTAGTTTAGAATGATTCTAATGTGGCATCACCCTAAATATTACAAAGAAATGGAAAGGAAGCGCAAGCAGCTGGAGAAGGAGCGCGAGCGAGCGAGCGAGCAAGCCAACAAGCTGGAGAGCGAGCGAGCGAGCAGGCGGGTGGGTGGGCCCACGAGCCGCGAGCAGGTGAGTGATCAAGCGTCAGACGAGGAAGCGAGCAAGCAACGTTGAATGTGGTCCCAATCGTTGATTGCGAGGGAAGGCGTTTCGCGGTGGTCTACAAGCAGACCGGGGATCGAGCTACTCTCGTATAGTTTTACCAGCTTAAGGGAAGGCTGGTAAACCAGGATAAAGTTACGTTTAGTTCTGGTTAAATGAAACAATTTTTGATGAGGAGAGAAGTGTATCTTGTTACCTTGAATGACCTTAAGTTCAACCATGAAAAATCCACAAGAATCGTTATATCCCAATAGATCTGGTACACCAAAGGATGCCCAAGACTCTAGTCTTGTCCATTGAATTTTAGGTGTTTTCTTCTTCACTAATTGCCAAAATTTAGACTCTGGTTTCACAGTAACTTTATATATTATATGTAATATAAACGTAACAAAAAACGTAAGTTATTTTGCAAAACAAACAGTTATTTGATATAAATATTCCATTATGCAGACAATAATACCTAGAAAAAGAGGAAGACCACCCACTCTTACAATGAAACAAAAGAAATTTGCAGAATTGTATGTATTTGAAAGGGGTAAGAAGACTCAAACTCAATGTGCGTTTGAAGCTGGTTATAAGAATAGAGCTGCAGTAACAGCATCAGAATTAACTAATCCAAGAAAGTTTCCATTAGTTTGTGATTACATTACTAAATTAGAAAAAGAACAAGAAAACAGATTTAGAATTACTAAATCACTTCATATGCAAGACTTGGCAAAAGGTTATCACCAAGGTATGGAGCAACCCTCAACTTATTCTACAGCGATAAGAGCAGAAGAATTAAGAGGTAAAGTTATGGGTTATTACGTTAATAGAAATGAAAACAAAAACATAAATGCTACTTTAGATGATATGACTAAAGAAGATTTAATGAAAGAGTTTAGTTCTTTTTATGAAGAGAAGATAAAAGACGTTACCCCAACAAAAGATTCAAAAGAATCAAAAGAAGAATCAAACCTTGATAGTGATTCAAAAGAGAAATAAATCTACCCCAATATTTACTTGGAAATTTTTTTACTAGTGACCACTTGTTCGTTACTGATTCGTATAGTTTTGCCATAATTTACTCCTTGTGAATCTGGGCCCTTCCTTGGTGGAAGTTGGTCCCATTTTACATTAGGCATATTCTTTGTCAATGTAGGATTAAGTTTTTTATTTTTCATTTATTTTTTTTAAAAAAGTTTTAATTTTTTTCCAAAATCTTTTAATTATATTTTCTCCCATATA